GCTGATTTGATAATTTTTGATGAATGGGCTTTCCAGCAATTTGATAGAAGCATATGGAAGGCTGCACTTCCTGTTGTAAATAGACCTAATAGCGGTCAGGTAATTGGTGTAAGTACAATTGCAAGAGGTTCATTGTTTGAGGAATTATATACGACTGAAAACAATGGATTTCATAAAGTGTTTATTCCCTGGTATGCGGATCCTAGAAGAACACAGGAGTGGTACGATAACACGTTAAAGCTGAGTGACTTGGCGACAATGTACGCGGAATATCCGGCTACAGTTGAAGAGGCTTTGGAGGTTCCGGGAGGAAGATTTTTTGCTGAAGTAAGTAATGAGTCGATTTTGAGTGAAGATTTGCTCAGTCAGAATACAGTGTGTTACGTGGCTATGGACTATGGACTTGATATGTTGGCTGCGTATTGGATTATAAGAGACGCTTTTGGTAATTCTCAGATAATACATGAGGTTTACGAGGCTGATAGGATTATTTCGGTAGCTGCTGAAATGATTTTAAAGGCGACAAAAGCGCTTATTGATAGAGAGATTATTGGAAGAGTTGAAGCATACTTGGCGCCGCCTGATTTGTGGAACAGGGACCAGGTAACAGGTAAGTCCAGGGCGATTATTTTTCAGGAAAATGGGCTTACATTGACGAAAGTAAATAATGATTTAAAGGCTGGGTGCCTTGCGATTAAAGAGAATACCAATCATGGCGAAGGCCAGAAGAGTAAGCTGACGATTTATCATAACTGCGCGCCTAATCTGTTAAATTCTTTGAAGAAAATACAGAGGGATGAAAAAAAGCCTGAAGTATATGCTAAAGATCCGCATGATTTGACACATTCCGTTGATGGACTTAGGTATTATTGCATTTACTGGACTCATGGCGGAAAGGTTCAGAAGAATGATAAGCGTAAGAAATGGCGTAAGGACCAGTGGGAAGATTATAGAAATGCTAGTTTAGAGGATAAAAAGATTCTGATTAGCATGTGGGGAGAGCCTTACTAATGTTTAAGAGGTTTCGGAAGATGATAAAAGAGAAGATAGAGACACCAAAAGACGTTCAGAAGTGGGCTAATAGGCTTGAATTTGCTAGATTGCAGTATGGTGACGCTTTGAAGGCTATGAAAACCTTTGAGAGTTATTATGAAGGCACTAGGAAGCTGCAAGCTGACGCAAATAGAGGCGTAGAGCCAACAAAACAGGCTACTAATGTTCGTAATATTGTTTATGAATTGATAGAGTCTCAGGTGGATTCATCTATTCCAATGCCGAGAGTAAGGGCCATTCATCCGGAAGATGATGAACTGGCTAAGAAGATGGAGAAGTTTCTTGAAAATAAGATAACTACTTGTGGAATAGTCCTTATGAATGATGCAGAAGAGAGGACGGTTCCGATTCTTGGCGGAGATTATACTAAGGTAGAGTGGGACGTTAAGAGAGGCCTTCATTCAGAGGTTGGAGATCTTAAGATTTCAGAGCTTTATCCTACAAAGGTAATTCCGCAGCCGGGAGTCATTGATTTTGACGAAATGGATTATTTCTTTATCCAGGAGTTAATGACAAAAAAGACAGTCAAGAGGGTGTACGGTGAGGACGTTTCCGATTGTGAGAACTCAGAAGAGTACATGACAGATGATATAGAGGGTGCAAAGGTCAACGAGGATCTTGTGACAGTTAATACCGCATTCTACCGTAATGAGCATGGTGGAGTCGGTATTTTTGTTTGGTGCGATTATGTTAAGCTGCTTGATCTTGACGAATATGAGGCCAGATACATTGATAGGTGCGCAAAGTGCGGCGCTGTAATGGTAGATGGTGTATGTCCTGAATGCGGAAGTAAGAAGGCCAAGAAGTCAAAAGAAGAATATGAGGAAATGATAGAAGGCGTCGAGATAAAAGTATCTCAGACAGAGACCATGAGGGTTGATCCGGAGGTAATGACGGAGGCTCCTGTTCTTGATGAAATGGGGCAGCCTGTACTTGATGAATACGGACAGCCGCAGATAACTATTGAGAGGACAAAAAGGAAGGTCCCATATTATAGGCCAAATATTTATCCTATTGTGCTGAGAAAAAATATTACAGCACAGAAACAGCTTCTTGGCGGATCTGATGTAAAAGTCATTATAGACCAGCAAGATACTATCAAAAAGCTGGGAACAAAGATAAATGAGAAATTGTTAAAGGGCGGTTCTTATGTAACGCTTCCTGAAGGGGTAGAGATTGAGAAGGATGGAGAAGAGCTGAATATATTGAGGCTCAGAAATCCGGCTGATAAGCAGATGATTGATACCATTACATTGCAGCCTAATGTAGTGAACGATCAGAATTACCTTGAAACTAATTATAGTTGGGCTAAATCTTCTCTTGGTATTACAGACTCTTACCAGGGAAAATACGACGCTTCAGCTAGGACGGGTACTGCTAAGCAGTATGCAATTAACCAGGCTGCGGGGCGCTTGGAGTCCAAGAGAACACTGAAAAATGAAGCGTATGCGAAGTTGTATGAGGTCATGTTTAAATTTTGGCTGGCATTTAGTGATAGTCCTAGCGCTATCAGTTCTGTTGATAAGGACGGGCAGCCAACACATGATACCTTGGATAGAAAAGAGTTTTTGAGAATAGATGCAGCCGGTGAGTTTTACTGGAATGATGAATTTATTTTCGAGACTGATCCTACATCTACATTGATGCAGAATCGTGAGGCAATGTGGAGCCAGACTGATCTTAAATTACAGTCCGGTGCTTTTGGCCCTGTTGGTGATCTTGAAACAGCTAAGACATATTGGACCATGATGAAAGCAAACGGCTATCCTAATGCAAGTGTTGTCCTGGCTATTATTGAGGAACGATTAGAAGAGCAGAAGGCAGTTCAAGCAGAAATGGCACAACAGATGCAGCAACCGGAAATGGGACTTCCGGAAGGAGGTATGGCCAATGAAATGCCCGCTATGTAATACAGAAATGAGAATACAGTCGAGTGAGTATGTGTTGAATCAAGGCAAGCTATTTGCCAAGCAGATACTTGTTTGTAGGAAAAAGGACTGTAGTAATTATAACAAGGAAGTAAAAACAGTATATGTGCCTTTGGAAGTATCAGAAGATTCCGGGGCCGTTGAACAGTAGGTTATGAGCGCTTAAAAGGCGCTTTTTTTATACCTAAATTCGCAGGAATAGCGCAAAAATCCAAGTTAAAAGGAGATTTATGAAGCATTACAATGATGAGCTTTTGACTATGGATCTTCAATTTTTTGCTGAAGAGGGTGAGTCGGAAGCTGAAGGCGCAAACGAGGTAGAAACCGCCGAGCTACCAGAAGAAAGCGAAAGTGAAGGTGTTGCTGAAACAGAAAATGAAAGCGTAACAGAGGAAGTCGCTGAACCTCAGATGCAGTCGCCTGAAACAAACGCAGCATTCGCAAATATGCGAAGAGAGTTAGAAGCATACAGAAAACAGCAACAGGAGCTTGATAGTCTGTATGCTCAAAACTACGGGCATTTAGTAAATCCTGAAACAAACCAGCCTATAAGGGGTGCAAGGGATTACTACGAAGCTCTAGCCGCCCAGGAGAGAGTCAATGCAAGAAGGCAGATGCAGCAGAACGGCATTGATCCAAGCGTCATTGATAATATGATTGCCAATTCTCCGGCAGTTCGCCAGGCTAGGGAAGCTACGGCTGAGCTAAACAGCATAAGAGCGCAGCAGATGTTAGATGCAGACTTTGAACAGGTATTAAAGATTGATAAGTCAAAGACTTCTAAGGACGCGATTCTAATGGATCCTTCCTACAATGCTGTTGTTGATTATGTTTCAACCCATCCGGGGACAAGATTTAGCGAGGCTTATAAAATCGTAAACTTTGACAGGCTGAGCAGTTCTAATACAGCAGCCGCAAGACAGGCTGTTGTCAATCAGGTTAAAGGGCAGAGTCATTTGACTAATGGCCCAGGAGTAACTACTACGGATTCCGGAGAAGATATTCCAGCTAACATGATTGAGACCTTTAAAGAGAGATTTCCTGGTAGGTCCATGAAAGAACTGAAGGCCCTATATAATCGCGTGATTAAGTCACAGAAAGGGTAAATCATGGCAGTAACAGTAAGAGATAATACTAAAAACGGCGATCAGTGGAATGAGTGGGCTACCATTCTTGACGCTAAGATTTATGACGCTGACGCGCAGCAGAATAAATATGATGATCTTGTAAAGGCAGTTACAGTTGAAAAGAACTCTAAGCGTTGGGGCGAGAAGTCAACTGTAATGGGCGGACTTGGTGATTATGACATCAAGGCTGAGGGCCAGGATGCAACAGAGGATAGCTACGCAGAGGGCTATGCAAAGTTTATTGCACACAGCACATTCTCAAAGAGTGTTGTAATTTCTAAGGAAATGCGCGACGACAATATGTGGGATGATGCAGAACAGAAGGTAGTAAATCTTGTTCAGGCTTCTAAGAGAACAAGAGCTAAGTTTGTTACTGCTGCACTTGCAAGTTCTGTAGGATCAACAACAACTATGACATTCGGCGGACAGTCCGGACTTGATATTGCTTGTGCTGATACACTTGCACTTTTCAATTCTGCACACCCTCTTAAGAATGCCGGCTCTGGTGTAACACAGGGCAACCATTTCTCAGATGTTCTTGGTAGCAATACTGTTGTTCTTAACAAGGTTGCTAACAGAATGAGAAACTTTAAGGACGATAGAGGTGAGGTTCTTGGCTTCACAGCAGATACAATTATTGTTCCTGGTAACGATCCTGAGTATGAGGATTTCGTAAAGAGAGTTATCGGATCTGACGGTGAAGTAGGCAGCAACAACAACGACATTAACACACAGCGCGGACGCTGGAAGATCGTTGTTAATCCTCTTTGGACTCCTACAATTTCATCAACCAGCCATCCTCTTATCATTATGAGTTCTGAGGCACTTAAGGAGCTTCAGGGTACAAAGTTCTATCAGAGAACCCCTCTTGATATTGAGAATGAGGTTAAGGTTGAGTCAAGAAACATGGTTTACAACGGATTTGAGAGATATTCTCTTGCATTCACCAACTGGCGCCATGTAGCACTTATCGGATCTGCTGATGCAGATGCAGTAGCACTCTGATAAATAATTAGGGGCTGGATTAAATTCCAGTCCCTTTTTT